TCCGGATGAACATTTCTATGTCCTGGTCGTCGGCCACTGTCCGGCTTTCAATATCGTCGGATGGATTCGAGGATTCGATGCCAAGAAAAATGAGTTCGTTAGGTGTCCAGGTGAACAGCAACCGGCCTATTTCGTGCCGCAAAAGAAGCTCAATTCGGAATGGTAGTTTTCCCACGTTTTCCCAACCTTGAAGAAACTCCGTCAAGTCAACGAGTTATGACTTTTTTGGCCGGTTTTGAATTCGTGCTTTACCGGTTTCTGTGGGAAAATGAAAAAACAGATCTCAAAAATCGGCGTAAGTCGTTTAAAACACAACGTTTCTTCAACTTGGGAAAACTTGGGAAAACGTGAGAAAACTGAGGCATATTTGGGGGGAAAAAAGGAGTTTTCCCAATGGCAATACCCCTTTAGGGGGGTTGCCTGGGAAAACGCATTTCCCCAAGATGCCCACCCAGACTTTATAATTTCCATAAATGGCTAAAAAGAAAGTGTCCAAAAGAACATCGGTGGTCAAAAGAACACCGGAAGAGGTCGTGGCAAAAAAAGATTTGTCGCTGATGATCCAGGAGCGGTTTCCGGCCCAGGTGATCGGAGACAAAATCCAAGAGCTTCTCGACGCAAAGAAAATTGTCCGGGATCCCAGGACCGGCGAGACGCTGGATGAGCTCCCAGATGTCCAGGCGATCAGCAAGGGCCTGGAGTTCGCTTTGCATTACGGCACCGGGCTTCCAGTCAAGCGAGTGGAGCAGGTCAAAGTCACCCTGGGCGGCAAGAAACTTGCGGAAATGGCAGCAAAATCTCCACGGTTCCGCCAGGCGATGGCAAAGATGCACGACCGACTCCAGGCGACCAAGACGATCGAGGCTGAGGAGACTGGCGATTAGGATTGCCGTTTAAGGAGCCGTGAGGGTGTCTCTAAGGCCATTGAATTGCTTTTTGGTATCGTGTGTCCAAACGGCTTTCTCAAACGCTTAAATCGAGCCTGAGAGCACTATCCCCTCTCCTGGTAAAAATCTGACCGGTTTTTGTTCTAAAAAAAACATACCTCAAAACCGGTTTCCAAAATCCCTGTAAAATCAAGGGATCCAGCCTACCCAAAAAACCCTTATTTTGTTCTAATTTATACTTGTGTTTATTTTAGAACATGCTTTACTGGTGGTGATGAGAATGGAAACCAAAAAAATGATAGTTGAAGTTGAAGATCCTCGTGGTGCGAACTTGCCCTGGCGACCGGCCAAGGTCACGATCGCTGAGGGTTATTTTGATGACGATGCAGGTGGCTGGGTGCTCGAACGAGCAGTGGGTGTTGCGACCCGGAATGAGGATGCCAAAAAGTTTTTCCCTACCGTGGACGACATCCTTGAATTCTTTCTCCCCGAATTAGGATACCCAATCAGCAGAAAGGAAACCAAATGAAGAAAAATCCTAAAGTGGTCATATTGGCCAGAGTATCCACCAGGACGCAGGAGACTGATCGCCAGGTCACTGAACTCCAGGAGGTAGCTGATAAGCAGTCCTGGGACGTTGTGGAGACCATAGCGGAGATTGTGTCCGGTGCTGCCGGTAAGGCCAAGGGATGGGAGATAGCAGCCGAGCGTGAAGCCCTGGAACGTGTCCTGGTGATGGCCGAAGCCGGTAAAATAGATAAGGTCCTGGTCCATGAGATCTCCAGGATAGCCAGAAGAAACTCCGATTCTCACCGGTTCCTGGAGAGGCTAACCGATGCCGGTGTCAGCCTGTATTGGCACACGCAGAACATTGAAACCCTGCTGCCTTCCGGGAAGGCTAATCCTGCTGCTTCGATCATGTTTGCTCTCCTGTCCGAGTTGGCCAGATCCGAGCGTGAGACACTCCGTGAGCGCATCAAGTCTGGACTGAAGGAAGCCAAGCGGAAGGGTGTCGATCTAGGACGTCCTGTTGGCTCCCAGGAGACGCCTGGAGGCTTCCTAAGCAAACATTCGGATGTCATCAAGCACCTGGCGAATGATGTCCCTATGAGACGCATAAGGACTCTTACGGGCAAATCGCTGGGGACCATTCAGAAGGTCAAGAATCAGCTTAGGTAGAAGGCTTGTAACCTTTTAAGATATGTGTATCTTTCGGATACACCAATGACCAGAGACGATATTGATGCCTTTGCTGATGACTTCTTTCCCGACGAGGACATCCTGGTTGCCGATGGCCTAGACGAAGCCTTCCTGGGTATTGCCGGTGACATGGAGCCACCTGTATCGGTCTACTCCTCAAACAAGTGTATCGACATCTTTGTGAAGCAGGGCATGACCAGGGATGAGGCGGTAGAGTATTTCCAATTCAACGTAATGGGAGCCCTGGGAGAGGGATATCCCCTGTTCATCGAGACGCCGGAATGAGATGGGAGATGACATTACCGGTTACGCCTATGGGAAAGCCCCGTATGACGCGAAGAGACAAGTGGGCCAAGCGACCATGCGTGTTGCGATACCATGCCTTCAGAGACGAGGTGAAGGCCCATGCTGAGGGATTCCCTGAAGACATTTATCGGGTGGATTGGGTCGCTTATCTGCCGATGCCAAAGTCCTGGTCGAAGAAGAAGAAAGAGGAGATGTCAGGCAAGTTCCACCAGGCGAAGCCGGATAGAGACAACATCGACAAGGCAATCCTTGATGCGCTCCTCAAAGAAGACAGCGTGGTGGCATCGGGGATGATTGAGAAGCGGTGGGACGATGGAGGAGGTGCCAGGATTGAGGTTACGGCATGGTGAGCAGTGAGGCGGAGATCTTCGAAGGTGATGATGCCGATGACCAGGCTGCTGCGATATACTCAAGCTTCCCCCTGGTGTGGTGGGAGGAGTTCGGGAAGATCCAGGACAAGGCCGGTGCGCTGGTAACACCCAAGGGGAATTACCTACAGGAGCGCCTCACGGAGGTCTGGGACTATTGCCAGGAGGCGAAGCGACCATTCCGCGTATTGATCCTAAAGCCCAGGCAGAAGGGATCCTCGACGTATTCTACGGCATTGCTGTATCATTACCTGTCATCGAGGACGGCAAATGGCTACATCATCGGTGGAGCTCACGACCAGGGATCCAACTTGATGAAGATGGTTGGCCGGTATGCTGACTACGATCATTTCTTCCGTGAGCGGAATCCGGTGACGGTCCTGGACAAGTCTGCCAGGTGGCAATCCGGATCCAGGCTGCTCCAGGGGACGGCTAGGAACCCAGAAGCCGGTAGGTCAGGGACATTTCAGTTTGTTCTGGGAACCGAGGTAGCGAGATGGGCTGAGGAAGGTGTGAGCAATGCTGCGGAGGTCCTGTCTGGTTTGCTCAAGTGTGTGCCTTCGACTATGCCGGAAGCGGGAGATACTGCGGTGGTCCTGGAATCAACTGCCAGGGGAGCGAGTGGAGACTTCTTTGACCGGTGGAACAACGCAATCGACTTCGATGAGTTTAAGGGAGGCAAGGACGGCTACATCAAAGTCTTTGCTCCCTGGTATGTGTTCTCTGATTCCCTGGTCGAGTTTCCGAGTGACGAGCATAAGAAAGAGTTCGAGGCATCCCTGGAACCGGAGGAGAAGGAGTATTGGAACAAGTGGGGCTTGACCTTGGAGCAGATGGCCTGGCGAAGGAAGGTCATCGAGGAGGAGTGCCAGAGAGATCCGGAAGTCTTCGAGCAGGATTACCCGGTGACACCGGAGTCGGCCTTCTTGACCAGTGGCCGTAGACGCTTCTCAAAGAGGGGTCTTCAGTGGTTGCGTGAGCAGTGCCGGATACATGAGCCGGATTACGGCAACCTGGTCCAGGGAACGAGTGGAGGTGTGGGCATCCCGTTACCGAATGATCCGATTAGCTTTCAGAGTGAGGGCGACAAGTGGAATGCGATGTCGTGGAGGTGGGAGCAGCCGTTACCAGGGCATAGTTACATTGTGACCTTGGACCAGGCGAAGGGAGCGAGTGAGTCAAGCAGTGCGGATCCGGATAATCATGGGGCTCAGTGCTGGAGGGCCGGGATATATGATGGTGGTGTCTGGCGACCACCGAAGCTTGTGTGTCGCCTGGCATCGATGGGCCGGAATGGTCCGGAGTGCCGGTGGGACGCCGACATCCTGGAGTTCGAGGTTTGGAAGATGGCGCAATACTATGGAGGTGCGTTGATAGCCGTTGAGGAAAACTTTGATCGTGGGGTTATTGAACGGTTGAAGCAGCGAGGAGCGTATTTGTATCGTCGCGAGATTTTTAATCGCATTGAGCAAGCGAAGAAGCATTCCTACGGCTGGAATACGAACACACAAACGCGAGGTATCCTGGTGGAAACCATGGCAAAGTCTATTCGTGAATTCGACGTTGAAGGATCTGGCGTTGAGTGTTTTTGCCCCTGGACGGTTGACGAGCTCTTTGCCTTTGTGGTGAAGCCATCTGGGAAAGCGGAAGCGACTGATGGATCTCACGATGATCAGGTAATCGCGATGGGGATTGCGTTAACCTTGATTGGATCTGCAAAGCGAATGGCTCCACCTACCCTGCGCCGACATCATTCCTCCAGGATAAAATGGGACCGTGATGACTGGGGAGAGGATGCTGGTGATGAAGCCAAGAAAAGCACCTGGTCTTGAATAATTCGTATCTCTTAAGGATACGTCTTGAATTTTGTTACATTGGGGCGAAATTTCTTGCATCATGGGAAGATATGGCAATTCAAAACAAGATTTCGAGGTAAACCAGCAGTTGTTTGGCACGGCTGGGTCCAAGTTTCTGAGTCACGCAAACGACGAGGCAGCAGTTCGTGTTTGTGCGATCACGGTGATTGAAGATGCGGTGCTACATGCTAACACCGTCTGGAACAATTTTACGGACGGAACAAAGCATTTAAAGGGCGAAACTGATTCGGTAACGATTCCTGCCGGAATTACTATTTACGGTGAGTTCGACTTTGTGAAACTCGATAGCGGATCCGTTCTCTGCTATTACGCAGCTTAGGCATGGCACCTGGACTAGGATTAGGGAATAGCGTAACCGCTAACCCAGCGAGTGGGTTGTTTGGCAGCACACCGTTGCTATTGGATACTTACCCGAATGCTCATAGAGCGTATTCGGTTCGTAAGCTACGGACCGAATATACGGGTCATGCCATGAAGATTAGGGTTGATGCGTCATCTGACAGGGTAGCTGATGTAGCCTTTGATGATGATGGCTTCGTATCTGCCAGTTCAAAGGTATATAATAGGGATGACGGGGGGTCTGAAGGGGTCACTCTTGCGACTTTTGTATCAACAGATAATGAGGTTTATGTGCATACATGGTATGACCAGTCAGGTGAAGGCTCTAATGCAACTGATCGGGGGGTTGAGGCTAGTGTGACTGTAGACCCTGCAAACCAACCCAAAATTTACACCAGTAATAGTCTAATCACAGATGATACTGGGTCGGGAACAGCAAGAGCCGCCCTACAATTTGATGCATCCGACCGTCTTCACATCGACAACACTGGGCTGAGTCTTGGATCGACTTCCGTATTCTCACTTTTTCGGCATAACAATACGAGCAATCATACACCTTGGGCGCTTGTCTATAGCGCAGTTCCAACTAGATATTTTATTATGTATCAACTCAGCAGTGAACTGAAATGGTATTATGATAATGCCATTGCGACCTCACTAGACCTTGACCCTTCCGGCTATGGAATTCCTAACATACGGAGATTAGTTTCAACATTAGCTGGCTCTTCTGCTCAAGCTATGATCGTCAATGGGACTACCATTTCTGACGGTTCCCCAAGTTACGCTACAACCGCATTAGCTGGTCACATTTTGTATTCGGCTCTCGGTTTTACCTTCACCTCTGGTCTTACAGGTTTTATGCAGGAGTTCATCGTTTATGACTCCGATCAGACATCGAACAGTGCAGGGATCACATCTGAAATAAACACCGCTTTAGAGATATACTAATGAATTATTTGATAATGGATAGTGAGCAGGAAGCTTCCGCTCGTTCTGAACAAGCGGCCATTGACAAAAATATTGTTGGATACACCACCATTTGGGGCTTTATCCCTGACCACAATTCGGATAAAGCCGCTCTTTGCATTCATGGAGATTACCTCTACCTACTAACAGAGGACGAAAAAGACTCTCTCGTAGATGAACTGCCCGAAGGTTGGCTTAAAAACCCGTTTGAGTAATGATTGATTATTGCCTTAGCTTTGCTTCCAGGGAAGACGCCCTGGCTTCATGCAATGGAGGTAATCCAACTTTCGCCACCGGCCATGAGGTCGATCTAGGGGAGCCTCATGTGGCGGCTCCGCAGCCAACCGGTGGCGAAACCTTTTCAGTTTTTTTCAAGGATCAAGAAACCATAGAAGTCCCCGCTTCCGCAACTTCCGTGAACGTCTATTCCCCAGGCGAATGGAGTCCACCGGATCGGAGGATTGAGTGAGACTTTTTCTAATCCTCCTGGCATCCCTGGGCATCACCAAAGGAGATCCCCTGCCCTCTCCGGAACTGACTACGTTCTACGATTACAATGAACAGGTATTTGGCATGTGGTGGATGTCATCCGGAGCGGAATACGACTATATCCTGGAGGTAAATGAGCTCGATGATTTTGGGTGGTTTACCATTGCGACCTGGACCGGCCCTGCAAAAAACTCTGTCATGTCAGGATATACCTTTATTTCCTTTGGCAACGAAGCCATTGCTCGTGTTCGCGTCAGACGCAATCAACCTGGTCCCGTTCCCAGGGATAACTCGAAATGGAAAGTATTAACCCCGGTTCGTTTCTGATGCCTTCCGGCCACATCTCAAATGAGGACTATCACATATGGCTAAAACTTACACGATCGCCAAATGATAAGCACCAGGACGGCAACGATTCTCCTGGTAATAAGTCTGGCCGCAGGAAGCGTGATCGTTTACATCGCGGCAGTATTGTTTCTGATTCGGCTAAACCTCCTGGTAGCTCATGAAAACAAAGACGAGTAAAATGGATGCTAAATTCGCCATTACTTTAGGAATAGGTCTAGCAGTTCAGGCCGCAGGAATTGTCTGGTTTATTGCAAATCTTAACTCCTCAGTTCAGCACAACAGTTACCGAATTGAAATGCTCCAGCGGGAGGTTCGAGCCGACATTGCAACCATCCACAAAGAGATGGCTGAAAATTCCAGGTTCCGGACTGAGTGGCCCCAGGGCGTCTATTTGAGCGGAGAGCTACCTTCTGACACGAAGCAAAATCTAAAGATCGAAATGCTTGAAAAGTCAGTTGAAAGTATCCAGGCAAAAATCGACCGGACTAATTAGCGAGAAAGCTCGGATCCCCGCATCCCGCAATTTTCAGGATAACGAAAATGACCAGGGGTTTCACGTTCGTTATAGCACCTTCCCTTCAAAAGACGACTCACTTTGCCAATAGTTGCGATTGATTTTCCTGTCATTTCTCTCACATCAATATAGTCGATTGACCGCAATTTTCTTTCAAGCCTTTCCCGTCGAGAAAGGTGGTCATACCCTGGGTATTGCTTCTCAACCATCTTTGGTCCACCATTGTATTTTTCAAATACCATCACAATATCATTGTGCTTTTCAAGGAATTCATCTTCCGTCATGCCGCTTCCTTTTTTTCGTCCAGGCTTACGTTTTTTTTTCTCCGGTTGCATTGCCGCCTTTTGCTTCCGTTGAGCCTTAATCCGATCTCTATTCTTGCGGTAATACTCCCTGTTGTATTCTTTGTCGTTCATTTATTCAATTAGCGAGAAAGCTCTCCATGGAAAGCCTGGCTATCTTCGCCATCTTGTGAAGCTCAAACTTTTCCGGGAGGCAGAATGTGTGGCATGAATACATGCCGAGGTAAACTTCATCCTTACCGGCCCACTTAGCCAGGAGATTTGCCTGGTCAGTAAAATTACCGGCAGCAACATCATCGATGTGCATGTTCCCGTCTATCGACATGTAATCATGAATGTGTCCATCCTGGACCTTTACCAGGTGCCATCCTGCACCAGGATAAATATTACTTTCGTCTTCGGTCAGCTTAATAAACGGCACATCACTGTCCGGATCCTCTACTCTATCCAGGAAATTCATTTTTTCCGATCGTAAGCTGCGTTGAGAGCAAATATTCCGGCCACAACAGAAGGTCTTCCTAGAGCAACATCCAAAGCTTCGAATTCATCTGTTGTCAGCTTCTCGACCTTCCTCAAAAACTTTTTCATTTCAGAAGAAACACCAGCATCCTGCTCTGCCATCCTTCCGGCCAAGTTGCCTGGTGAAATTTGCCCAGACTTAATTCTCTCATTTGTCCACATTGCGATCGCGTCATTATAATTCTTTCCACCTTCTTTGAATCCCAAACCGTCAGTTAAGATCTTCGCAAATGTTTCTCCTTTGGGAAGATGACCTTTTTCGATCTTCCAAATCGTGGCCCTGGTAACGCCACATTTTTGACCAACTTCGGCCAGGGACATGTATTGCTTTTTTCTCTCTTCTTTGATCAGTTTTCCAACGGTCATATTATTGCATCTCTCTCAATTTGATAAGCATCTCAATCACACGTTGAGCTACTTCTTTTTTATTTTTGGTCTTGCTGGTTATCTTTAAAATCTCTTCCCCTAACATATTAAGATCCGCTTCTTCGTAGTAAGTCCGAAGCTGCGCTTCGTGGAGATTGATAAGTGCAAATGCAACTTCCATGAACTCTGGCTTCTTGGTCAATTCTTTTACCTTCTGATCCAGTGGAGACATCTGCACCTCCCTGGTTTCAAAAAACCGAAAACCTAAATACTCTTCAATTTTGGCGACTGATATATCTGATAGCTTGGCTATCCTCCCGGCCAGGAGCTTTGTAACCCAAGCCGGTGATCGGTCTAAGTGAGATGCTAATCCATCTCGCCTTTTGCCGGTTCTTTTTAATTCACTCTTAATTCGATTAATAACGTATTCGTCTGCTATCATTGTTTCTCTCCCTATAAATGTGGGCGTTATAAACAGAGATGTTTTTTGTAATGGCCTGTTTCTGATGGTTCCAATATGTTTGTAACATCTTACTAAGAGATTACAAGAAAAATGTTTCCTTACAGGATACATTTCGCAAAAAGTTTACAGTCAATTACTTAAGAAGACTGAACTATCAGAAAGTAAATAAAAAGTATCCTGTTTTACTTTTTTTACTTGTCATGCATTTAATAAAACGGTATTAAATTTGCCCTCACCTCTGCAAATACGGCAAAAAAGATAATGAAAACACACACATGCAAATAGTAAAATGGCCGACGATATAAAACTACAAAAACCCCAAGGAACACAAACAATAGCCTTTGGCCCTAAGCTGCTGAAGAGACTGAAAAGCTTATCAAACAAGCTGACTAGCGGAAACATCAGCGAGCTCGTTCGAGCCATCTGCGATGATGGAATTCAACGCATCGATAACGACGAACTCGAAGTCCACAAGTCAACCGTGAAACTCGTTAAAAAATGATTAAGAGATTTCTTAAATGGTTAAAACTCCGCAAGGCAATGCGGTCAGAAGCAAAGTCAATTCAGCTAGAACTCCAAGCACAAAAACTTTACAAGGAAATTCAGAGGTGGAATTAGACGAGAGAAAACAAGAGGGACTCAAGGCAAAGGCTCATGCCCTATTCGATACCTGGCGAACTGCTTTTGGTGAACAGGTCTTGGACAAAGGCTTAACACCTATCGAAGTGGAAGGTGAGTTTACTTTTCCTTTGGTCAATCCTGAAAACGGAAAAGAATCTGAAATTTTTATGGAGTCAGGAAAGCGAGATGGAGTGATGCAGGATAACGATGGGAACATCTGGCTACTGGAACACAAGACTTCTTCTGAAGACATTTCTCCAGGGAGCAGCTACTGGAAACGTCTTTCAATCGACACTCAAATTTCCAAGTATCTTTTGTCGCTGATCCATGAATATCCGGATCGGCAAGTGATGGGCGTCATTTATGATGTTGTAAAAAAACCTGCTCTTCGTTTTGGCACACGAGCCGTCCTGGATGATGACAGAAAAAAGATTGTGCGTGATGCTGATGGCAATCGCGTGTGGAACAAAAACGGCACACCAAAGCAATCGGTCAGCGCCGGGAGTGAACACACCCTGGAGACCAGGGACGAAACTCCCCAGGAATATGAATTACGCTGTCGCACTTCGATTGAAGAAAATCCGACCAATTTTATAGAAATACAAAAAGTTGCCCAGACGGACGAAACACTTTTGGAATACATGAAAGACGCCTGGGCAAGTGCAGAGCAGATTATTTATTGGCGTGAGAAAAATTTGTGGCCCAGGAATCCTGAGTCATGCCTTCATTACGGATCCTGCGAATTCCTGGAGCTATGCGTTGGCCAGGCTGACATCGACGGGATCCGATACCGGGAGCGTTCTTCAGCCCATCCTGAGCTTGATTCTGCTCCAAGTGTAACAGAAAAAGAACTGTTAACTAATAGTAGACTAAGAGCACTTAGAAAGTGCAACAGATACCATTTCCATCGCTATGAGCAGCCAATCGAGCCTGTAAGGGAGTATTCCGAGGCTTTGTGGTTTGGCAGCTATTGGCACGACCAACTTGAAGACTACCTGGGAGCTTACATGCCCGAAAAAATATCATGAGTAAACTACTAGCAAAAATCGGGGTAGGTGGACCACCACTACCATCACGGGTTTTTCTCCTCGGCGTCGAGGGGATTGGTAAAACCACTTTTGGTGCAACAGCACCCAAGCCACTGTTTATCACGAGTGAGGATGGCCTATCTGAATTCCCTAACGTGGATCGCTTTTCCCCGGAATCCTGGGACGAAATAACCGGCCTAGTTAGCGAGTTACTTTCCCAGGACAAGATTGATTTTCAATCCCTGGTGATTGATACGGCTGACTGGATGGAGCGCATGGTCTACGAATGGGTCTGCAAGGATGCCGGAACCGACGACATCAATAAAGCTTACGGAGGATACGGAAAGGGACACGACCGGGCAACGGCTGAACTGGTCCTCTTCCTCCGCCACCTGGACCAACTACGGGCCAAGCACAATACCAGGATAATTATCCTGGGGCATGTTCACATCAAGGCATTCACGGATCCGGCTGGAGAAGCATGGGACCGGTGGGAGGCAAAAGGGAATAAGAAGTTCGCAGGAGTCATCCGCGAATGGGCCGATTCCGTTCTGTTCGCCACCAGGGAAGTTCACAAGATCAAACGTGCAGATGGGTCCGGCGAAAAGGCAGCAGGTGGTGAGCGTGTCATTCACACTACCTGGCATCCTGGATTCGATGCCAAGAACCGGCAATCACTCCCGGCAACCCTTCCCCTCTCCTGGGACGCATTCGCGGAAGCGGAAGGTGGATCTAAGCCCGAAAACTTAATCGAGCGCATCAAAACAATTTATCCGCTTGTTCGCGGCAGCATGTCTGAAGAGGACGTTGCAGCCTGGGACGAGAGGCTAAAAAACCTGGAAGACGTGTCCGATGACCGTCTTAGAACAGCAATATCAATTCTGCAAGAGATTGCAGACAGTGAATAAAATTATGGAAGAAAACGAATATCTTGAAGTCGCAGGGAAATTCCCCTGCGTAGTCACTCAGCCGACCGGTGGTTGGCTCACCACCAGGGGATCAAAGGAAACTCCGGCAATCCGGATTCCTCTCCTGGTTAATGCCGGTCCCCAGGAGGGGAAGAAAATTACCTGGTTCGGTTATTTAACGGATGCCTCCGTTGAGTTCACCATTCGCGCTTTGGCCAAAGCTTTTGGTTTCGATGGAGACCTGGCAGCACTCCAGGCGGGAACAACGAACTTTGCCGGTATCGAATGCCAGGTCGTGACGGAATGGGAAGAGTGGGAGGGTGAAAAGCGTTTAAAAGCGAAATACATCAATTCCAATCGCACATCCGCTCCCGTCTTGGAGGAGACAACCGTGGCATCGATTATCGATCAAATCGGAGGCAAAGCACGAGCGGTGGCTGCTGACGAACTCAGCATGTCCCCTGCTCCGGTAACTGCCGGGGCAACCATGACTCCCACGAAAACCGCATCCCCGTTTTAAGATGATTGGTTCAATTTTAATCATGTTAAGCATATCAACTGTCCTGGCATTTTTCTTTATCTGCCGGGAGTTGATTAGGGAAAGAAAGGAAGCCGATCGTTTGTGGAACCAGGTCAAGGTTTACCAGGAGAGGTTTCGACACATGAGTTCTCTTGCCGAAAAAGATGCCAGTTGAAGTTCCAGCAGCAGCTTGGCCGAGAGGCATGAAACGGAAGATTGCCGAAGCCTACGTTGGCGGAAAAGGAAACTTGACCGTCCTTCGAAACCACTTCGGTTTGAAGCCAACAGTTCAACATCATCGGAATACCACTTATTCCAAAGACAGAATCGATGCTGCCTGGACCAGGGCCGATCAGGAAGGTTGGCCGGATGTGCAGGACATCAAATATAACATCAACTGAGAGTGGATTGGTATTGCGGCGGGAGTGTTTGTTTGGTTTCCGACACCCTGGTCAATTTCAGCGCCCGACGAGTAATCGCATAAAAGCTCGTCATTTTTTATCATGAGAAAATTTACACATATTGAACCTTACAGAGTCACAACTGGTCCTTTAGCGACCAATCCGGATGACTCACCAGGAAGCGGGATGTTCGCGCTTCCTTTGAAGCCTGGATACCTGGCGATTTGCCTGGCATCAGATGGCAATCACATGATTGAAGAAACAGGATGGGAACACGTTTCTTGTCACGTCATGTTTGAGACGGGAAAAAAAGTTAAGGGGAAAACCCGTAAGCGCAAAACCCGTCTCCCCACCCAGGAAGAAATATACCTGGTTAAAAATGTATTTTGGGATCCGTATGAGCCGGTGGCTCAATATTATGACAAAGAGAGCATGGAGAAGGACGGCTTCAAATCGAACATCCACCTCTGGTTGCCGGTTAATGAAAGCCAACCTGTGCCACGTTCGGATCTATTTTCTGCTTCGCTTAACTATATCCGGTCCATGTCAGCATCATCATCGGAGAGTCCTGCGTAGTGTTTGTCAAAAACGTCCCTGGTCAATCCCATCCACTGGATGAT